CGCTGCAGGTCTTCGGTGACGAAGCACCACTTAGCGTCTGCACCGCACGGGTCTTGGATCGTCGGATCCATGTAGACGGAGAACGAGTTGCGGATGCGCGCGATCTTGATGTCTTGGTCGAACGTGTCGTCGTCGCAGTATTCCGTCAGGATTCGGATGTAACCTTCACCGTAGCTGACTTGGTTCTCGCAGGCGGTGTCGTAGGCGACGTCGGCATCAGAGATGTACTCGATGTGCCTGACCATGCCGTTGTAGATTTCGGCGACTTCTGGGTCGGCGTTGTCGTCAGCGGGTATAACTTTGCCGCTCGGACGGTTTTGTCTTTGGTCATTGGTGACCTGTCGTACGTGTTGCGGCAGCTTGTTGATCGTCAACGTTGGGCGTGCATTGATCGTTTGACCTTGCACCGCACCACGGGTTGACAACACGTCGGCTGGCCACTGCCAGTGGTTGTCGGGTGACCCAGCGTAGAATCGGAGGTCGTCCAGCTCGTCTTCCCGGCTTTCAGACAGCGCCGAAATGGCCATAGTCAGGCGTTTTCGCATGGTCGACAGCACATCCTGCTTGTCTGTGCTGATGTCGTCGGGCGGCGGATTACCGCCAATATCGGCGACTTTTGCTGCCTTATTTATGCCGGTATAGTCCATTTATTTCATCTTTGGCTGTGGTCGGGCATTGTAGTCGCGCAAATCCTGCTCCATGATGCCGTGCAGGCGCTGTTCAGCGGCTAATGCTTCCTTAACTGTTGGGTAAACTGGAAACTTGATGCCCGATTTTATGGCAAAACGCATGGCTTGCGGAATATCTCGCACTTGACCGTGCCAGTAGGTCGGCAAAATCATGTGCCCGCCGTCAGCGCCCACTACCGATCCTTTGAACGTCGTCACCGACCCATCAGGGTTGCGAAGCCCCTTGTTTTGGTAGAGGTTCGACCTGTGATAGTCGATGACCGCTTGTTCGTCGGGCGAGAGTTCCATTTATTTCATCTTTTTTGCGGGTTTTGACGCTGCGCGCTTGGTTGCATACGCGATGGCCACGGCCTGTTTGACCGGTTTGCCCGATTTTACCTCGGCTTTGACGTTTTCTCGGAATGCTTTTTCCGATTTCGACTTAACCAGTGGCATGTTACTTCCCCTTTTTAGCCGTTTTAGCCGACTGCTTAAAATCTTTGGCCGTTGGTGCGCCGGGGGCGCCGGGTTTACGCATCTTTTCGCCGCTTCCGGCCTTAATGCGTGCTTGTTTTGCGTGAATGTTCGCGTACAGCCCAGGTTTTGTTGCCATTTTTAGCACTTCCATCGTTTGAGCGCCGCTTTGGCGCGTTCACCATCTTTGGCACTTGCCGCGACGGCGCCCATTCTGGCGCAGAACGACTTCTTTCTGCCTTCATCCGCCTTCGTCTTCGGGTGCGGTGCCGGCGCCTTCAAGTTCGAGCCCGTCTCGCGGTTGTACTTCTCCCGCCCCTTGGCAGTCAAGCCTGCACCCTTGCTGACCGGCAGCTTCTCGCCCCGTCCGACGCTCAGTGACACGCCTTTCTTAGCCATCACGCCCCCATCCATCCCGTTGCAGCGACGGGTCGCTGCGTGTAGCCATCACTGCGCCGTGAGGCGCGCTCAAAACTCGACTCTCGGCTTGCCATCGGGAACGCGAACGTCACCGCTAGGGCGTCGGCTGCGTCGGGTGACGCGAGGCCTCTCGACTTCATCTCTTTCTTGCCTTCCAAGTAGATCGTACCCGACGAGTCGGGCTTCTTCATGGGGCCTGTCAGGTCGGCTTTGAGCTGCCTGTCGTTAGGGATGCTGGCCGTTCGTAGCCAGTCCTTCATCGCACCCCACATCTCGGCTCGCTTGTTGCCGTACATGACCGGCTTGGAGGACTTCCAACCGAAGTTCACTCCCCGCACCTTGTAGCGCTGTTCTTTAAGTCTGTCAAGTATCCCGTAGCCCAGACCGCCCTCGTCGATCACGGTCAGTGCAGGCCGGTACTCCTCGATCGCGTCGATCACCCGACCGACTGTGGTCATGGTGTCCTCACCGTGGTACCGCTTGATTGCAATCAGATCCCGTCCTTGTCGGACGACGATGACGGTCGCATCCGCACCGCCTCGAGCTGGGTCAACGCCGATAACAATTGGCGCCGTCTCATCCTTGTATTTTGGCCGACTGGCGGCGTCGTCGAAAGCACTCGCACCAATAAACTGATCTTCGCCAGCTGATGGAAACTCTCCGTAGACCTCAACCCTAGCCTGCGGCGAATCCTCGCCATACTCCGCAATGATCTGCTCATATATCTGCTTGTCCGTATCCTCGACTGTGCGCGAGTCGATATTCTCTGTCTGCCAGAAGTTGCGCTTGGCGTGGAAACATTCGTAGAAGTACCCTTGGTTGCGCCGTGGGTTACTGAACGCAAACCAATACCTGTCCAGTATCGGTTCCGTGAAGAAGCCCGCACCGACCGACCAGATGGCGTCGGGTATACCTGATGCCTCGTCGAAGATCAGCATCATGCCGTCGTGGTTGTGGACACCGGCGTAGCTGTCGGGGTTCTCTTCCGACCAGAGCTTACCTTCCGCTGCCCAGTAGCGCGTACCCTTCTTCAAGTCGCGCTCGACCAACTCGGTCAGCCACTTGGCAGGTGTGAGCTTGGTTGCGCTGATCTCCCACCAGTGGTTGTTAATCACCATCGCCTGCCACTTAGTTAGCTCACCCCATGTGACTGACCGAAGCTGCGCTTCTGAGTTGGCGGAGACGATCACGCTTGATCCGATGCGGGTGGTCAGCATCCACAAGACGAGCCAAGAGACCAGCGCCGACTTACCAATCCCTCGGCCAGACGCAATTGCCTGGCGCAGGGCGTCCATGTCCATCTGACCTCGGTTGTTTCGGATGTGGGTGGCAATCGTGCGCAGTATCTTGCGCTGCCAAGTGCGCGGGCCTTTGAACTTAGCCAGCGGTGTGTTGGGCTGCCCCCACGGGAAGGCGAACAGCACGAACGCCTCGGGGTCGTCAGCGATAGTCGGCGCCCAGAGGCGCGACATCAGGAGCTGTTCGCCCTCGGCGTCATAGATCGGCTGTTGCGCCATGCGTCACTTTAGTAGTTAGTCGTTCGGGTTGCTGCTCAGTTATCAGACCTTCAATGGTGCGCCCATCGATGACGCGTTCCTGCGCCTGTTGCAGCGCCTGCGTGATGCTGATCTTGTTCGTGATGTCCACGCTGATCTCCTGACGGGCTGTCCAGCCGTGAACGTGCTGCAGGATGGCGAGCGCCGCTTTCGAGTCGCCAGACCGGGCAGCTTCGCGCAGGTGTGAGGAGGCCTCGATCTCGGAGTCAGCGCGGCCTTTCATCGCAGCCATGTCCGCAGCAGGATCCAGTTCGCACAGCTGCCTGAACTCGGTGGGCAGCATGCCAGCGGCTAGTGCTAGCGAGTCGCCCTTCAGTCCAAGCGCGGCAGCGTCATAGATCGCCTGGAGGCGTGACTCAGTCGCTTCCACTTTGCGCGGGGTGAATGGGATTGATTTGAACATGGCTGCATATTAGCGCATTTGTGGGTCATGTTGGCTACCCACAAATAATCGCTTTAAAAAAATAAAAAAATTGTTTGCGGAACCTCCGTTTTCGAGACCGGCCAGCCGCCGGCCCCCCACCCCCCAGGTTAGTGAGCACTTACTTACAGGTTGCCAGGCTGACAAGTTAGTAAGCACTTACTTACCAGGTTAGTGGGCACTCACTTCTGATGTTAGTAAGCACTAACTTCGCAGCTAGGTTAGTAAGCACTCACTTTTTGGCGAGCGGGTTAGTGGTCACTAACATGTGGCGAGGGCCCTTTTTGCTAGGGCCTTTTTCTGTTGCCCTTTTGTACACAAATCTGTGGATAACTTTTTTGTTGTCATTTTGAAATGTGGGTCATGTGGGTCATGTTGCCACCGGTTTAAAATCGCTGGGGGCTCGCGTGCGTGCGCCCAACTCCGGACACTATTAGCATTATGATAACACTTTATAAATAAAAATTAACCTTAAAAAACTAATGGAACATGACCCACAAAATGCTAAAAGCCGCTTCCAGTCTGCCATTTGCCGTGGGTCACAAGGCACGTTTTTTGGCGGGCACAAAAAGCCAAGATTGGCGACAAATTGGCACCGAAAATAAATGCAAAACTTTCTTTTACATTTTTTCTTTTTTCGTGTATAAAGGTATCTGCAGCACAATTATTTGCAGTCTAACTGCCTAATTTTTAATCAGATAGGGGAAAAACATGCAAAAACCAACTATCGCCGAAATATGCGCCGCGATTCTAGGATTCGCCGCACTTGCTGTTTTTGTCTTTATGCTACTTGCATTCTAATTAACTAAAAGGAAACCGGCCATGAATAATATTTCTTACGCTTTTACCGAAGGTCAAATTGTCGAACTATTTCACGGCGTACCGCACGATGCATGGGATATCTATAACGCGCCCGATGACGTGATCATCCGCGCGTTACAGTGGAACGACAGGAACGGCGATTTTGAAGGCTTAGAGCGTGTTCGCCTGTTGGAAATATTCTTGTCCGACTTTATCGTGTCTAAATAAGGAAAACTGACTATGACTGATACCAAATACAACGGATGGACAAATTACGCTACTTGGCGCGTCAATCTGGAAATATTCGACGGCATGACGCCGGACGATTTTGGACTGGATGAAGACCAGCAGACAGATGCCTATGAACTAAGCCTGTGCCTGAAAGATACCGTCCATGA